CTCAATACAACCTGATCTTTGCTCACTACCTTGCCGTGCAAGGCGGCTACCTAGATTTCAATCTCAGCCCAGAGGTATTGGCTGGCGTTTCAAGCTCGACCTATCTGCAGCCTGCTTCCTACACCTATCGCTATGCTTCGCCGCCTTCGGTGCAGTGGACATCGCCAGGCGTTGGCAGCGTGAGCGTTGATCTTGTTGCGTCCATCCCAATTCCTTAGACTCTGAGCAAGGCTTGAAGCGTCATGGCCAACAAGCAGTACACCGGCATTGATGGCGCTTTGTACGTCAACGGCTCAAAGGTCGCACGCGTTGAATCGTGGAACCTTAGCGGCAACGTTGACAGCCTAGAAACGACCAACCTTGGCCAGTACGCCAAAACCTACATCAACGGCAATCAGTCCTACTCTGGCAGCGCAACGATCTTTTACTACGAGAACGCAAGCAATCAGATTGAAGGCGCGGCATTGCTCGATGATGTGCTGCGTACCACTCAAACGCCAAACGCTCCGGCCACCGTACTGAAGCTGCAGTTGAACAATGGCGGAGTGGCCGAGCGGATTCTTGAGTTCACTTGCCTGATCTCATCGGTTGATATCACGGCACAAGCCGCTCAGATTATTCAGGCCAACATTCAATACAATGTGACTGGCCCGCTCACCACCGTGACTGTTGTCTGATGGCTCTTTGGCTTGGTGAAGCAGGTGGCCTACGTCTTGGCCGAGCATATGCAGGACCTGCATATGGCTTGCTAGAGGCGGCCAATGTTGACATCCCTGAGAAGCGTTTTGATCTTGGCTTGGCAAAGACAAGCCTGATTACTGGCGATCAGGTCAAGTTCACGCGTGTTGATAACAGCGGTGTTTCTGGCGGTCCGCTTGATTTCATTAGCGGCGTGATCGACACCGAGATCACGCTCTACGTCAACGTGGATGGCGTTGGCGGAATCAGACTGTATGACCTGTGGAGCAATGCGCTTGAGGGCAGCCTTGATGCAGCCCTGACGCTGGTGGCTCCTAGCAGTTCGTACCGGATCGCCTATGAGGTGGTCACTGATGTTGATCTCTGCCTAGCTCAGACCACCAGCTGGACGCTGAACACCAACCGCGAGCTTGCAGACTTCACCAGCCTTGGCGATGCGTTCCGCCAGCAGATGGGAATGCTTGTCTCGGGCAGCGGTGACATCACCTGTTTTTTTGATGCAAACTGGCGGCTGCAAGACGGCTCATACGACACCGAATCGCCGGTCTACATGCACCAGCTAGCCATTCGGCAGGAGATCGGTTCAGACTTTACTGGCGTTTTCTTGCTCAAGCGCACCGATGCCATCCCGCTTGATGAGCTGTGCAACACCAGTGACCGCGCCTTGTTTTATCTGGCCAATTGCGTGGTGACATCAGTGGCCACTCAGCTCACGCCTGGCGAGCTAATCCAAAGCCAAATCCAGTTCGTCACGACAGGCCAAGTCAGACTGTTGCACGACGTAGCCGGGAAGTACCTTCTCTAGAATGCGTTCAGCGCGGTATGCGCCTTTGACCGGGAGGTTTATCCATGTCGCTCAACGTCCGACATAAACACAGCTCTGTTCAGGACCAAGCTCCGCAGCCGTCGGATCTGGTCAACGGTGAAATCGCGCTTAACATCAACGCGAACAGCACTGCGCTCTATACCAAAAACAGTGCAGGCGCTGTTGTCAAACTGGCGCCGACTGATGCGCCGGTTGATTCGGTTTTTGGTCGCACTGGTGCGGTTGTGGCCGACAATGGCGACTATGACCTAGGAGAGCTTGGTGATGTTGACCTAAGCACCACAGCGCCGACCAACGGCCAGTTTTTGTCTTACGACGGTGCCAACTGGGTGCCGGGTGATGTCGTAAGCAGCGTTGACCTTGGTTATACCTCATCGGCCACTGATGGCACGGTGACAAATAGTGCTGGCCTCGATGCCACTATCCCGCTAGTCACTGCTGCAGATGCTGGTCTCCTCTCGCCCGGCGACAAGACAAAGCTCGATGGCATCCAAGCCGGTGCAGAGGTCAATGCTGTTGATTCTGTTTTTGGCCGTACTGGCGCTGTAGTTGCCACTGACGGCGATTACGACCTAGGCGAACTTGGAGACGTAGACCTTACGACGACGCCGCCAAGCAGTGGCCAAGTTCTGAGCTACGACGGCGCCAACTGGGTGCCGCAAACAACAGCATCGGCACCTGTTGATTCGGTCTTTGGTCGTACTGGCGCAGTTGTCGCGACAGAAGGCGATTACGACCTAGACCAGCTTGGCGATGTTGATCTGACAAGCTCCGCGCCAACAAGCGGGCAATTCTTGAAGTATGACGGTGCCAACTGGGTGCCGGGCAGCGTTGTAAGCAGTGTTGATCTTGCTTATACCCCGGCCGCCAGCAGTGGCACCGTAACCAATACGGCAGGAACTGATGCAACCATCCCTGCCTTCACTTCAACCAATGCCGGCTTGGTCGGCGGTAGCGGTGGCGGCACTGTCAACTACCTTCGTGCTGATGGCACATGGTCGGCACCTCCGGGTGATGCCACAGATCTTGGTTACACCGCCAGCGCAACGGATGGCACCGTAACTTCTAGCAATGGCACCGATGCCACGGTTCCGCTGGTCACAGGAACCAACGCCGGCTTGATGGCGCCTGGCGATAAGACAAAGCTAGACGGCATTCAGGCTGGCGCTGAGGTCAACGCTGTTGATTCAGTGTTTGGCCGTACCGGCACAGTCGTCGCCACCGAAGGTGATTACAGCCTTGATCAGCTGGGTGACGTTGATCTAACTACAACGCCGCCAACGACTGGTCAGATCCTGACGTATGACGGCGCAGGGTGGGTTGCTGATGACGTGTCAGTGCCTGACCCGTTGACGGTAAACAACCTCACGGTCAACACGCTGCTCACTGCCGAGCACATCCACGGCAACCTAGCCGGAAGCGTCTATATCCACGTCAAGAACACCGACACGGTGCAGCTTGATGCAGGAACGCCGTTTTATATCACTGGCACGGTTGGCGCCAGCGACCGCGTAGAAATCCAGAAAGCTGATAGTTCCGACCCCACCAAAGGCCCAGCAGTGGGCGTGCTGGAAACCACCCTCGCAATCAACGGCGAAGGCAACGGCGTCATCCTCGGTGAAATCTTCAATTTCGACACCGCCACCCCCAACTGGAGCACCAACGACCCGCTGTACGTCGCAAACGGCGGCGGCCTAACCAACGTCAAACCGACTAGCGGCTACCGCCAAATCATTGCCTACGTCGGCCGCATCCAAGCCAGCACTGGCACCCTGGTCCTAACCGGCACCAGCGTCGATCCAGTCGCCGGTTCAAACACCCAAATCCAGTACAACGACAACGGCGGCTTCGGCGCCAGCACCGACCTCACCTGGAACAACACCAGCAAAGAACTGGGCGTCGGCGGCGACCTCAACCTCGACAGCGGCGGCAGCTTCTCGACCACAATCCAATCGGTCACCCCAACCGCCAACCGAACGATCAGCTTCCCCGATGCCACTGGCACTGTTGCACTTGTTAGCGGTGCTAACGGCACAATCCAGTACAACGACGCTGGAACGCTAAATGGTAACAGTGATTTTACTGTTGACCTGGATTGGAATAATGCTTCGACAGTCTTTACTGGACTGAAGCTGAATGTAACAGATACGGCAAGTGCTGCTGGTAGTAAGCTTTTTGATCTTCAAAGCAATGGCACCAGCCAAGTATCCGTTGACTCCTCTGGTTCTCTAGAGGTAGCCTCCGAACTGGTAAACAACATTACCGTTGGTCGGGGCGCAGGTGCAATTTCCTCAAACACAGCAGTAGGTAGCGGTGCATTACAAGCCAACACCACTGGAGACAACAGCACTGCTAACGGATTCCAAGCTCTCTATTCAAACACCACTGGATCCAACAACACTGCTAACGGATACCTAGCTCTCTTTTCCAACACCGCTGGAAACAACAACACTGCTAACGGATACCTAGCTCTCTTCAACAACACCACTGGAAACAGCAACACTGCCAACGGACGCGACGCTCTCTTCTCCAACACCATTGGAAACAGCAACGCTGCTACCGGACTCCAAGCTCTCTATTCCAACACCACTGGAAACAACAACACTGCTAACGGATACCGAGCTCTCTATTCAAACACCACTGGAACCAATAACATTGCTAACGGATTCCGAGCTCTCTATTCCAACACCACTGGAAACAACAACACTGCCGACGGATTCCAAGCTCTCTTCAACAACACCACTGGAAACAGTAACACTGCTAACGGATACCAAGCTCTCTATTCCAACACCACTGGAAACAGTAACACTGCTAACGGACTCCAAGCTCTCTTTTCCAATACCACTGGATCCAACAACACTGCCGACGGATTCCAAGCTCTCTTTTCCAACACCACTGGATTGAGCAACATTGCTAACGGATACCAAGCTCTCTATTCCAACACCACTGGAGACAACAGCACTGCTAACGGATTCCAAGCTCTCTATTCAAACACCACTGGATCCAACAACACTGCCGACGGATTCCAAGCTCTCTATTCCAACACCACTGGAATCAACAACACTGCTAACGGATTCCAAGCTCTCAACAACAACAGCACTGGCGCAGGCAACGTTTGCCTCGGTAGTCTGAACAGCTCTGGCTCCTACGCTCCCGTCTTCGACTGCACCACCGAAAACAACCGTGTGGTAATGAGCAGCACTGCTGTCACCAATGCCTACATCCAGGTTGCGTGGACGGTTGTTTCAGACGAAAGAGATAAGACCAACTTTGATCTTGTTCCCCACGGTCTTGATTTCGTCAAACAACTCAATCCCGTTGCGTTCCAGTTCAAGGAATCTCGCGATTCGGATACGCCCCACGGTCCAGTGCGCTATGGATTTAAAGCGCAGGACATCCTGGCACTGGAGGGTGACGATAACGCTGTCATTATTGACAATGAAAACCCAGATAAACTGCGCTATAACGGCGAAGCACTGGTGCCTGTTCTTGTCAATGCCATTAAGGAGCTTGCAGCCGAGAACGCTGCAATGAAGGCTCGCCTTTCTGCTGCTGGCATTTAATCTTTTCATTTCTGAAGCTCTAACGCTATGGACACCCTCACCGTTACGATCACCGACACCCGCACGATTGACGGCCTTATTTTTGCCGCCAATAGCGCCAAGCTTTCTCCCGAGGATTACGCCACCTGGCTCCTCACGCAAGACGGCAAACGCTACGCCGACGCCAACAGCTACGGCGTAGTAACCAGCGCTGGTTTCTTCGCCCGTTTCACTCCCACCGAATACGCCAACATCCTGGCCGCATCAGTAGACACCACCGTGGTGCCTGATCCAATCGGCGGCGTACCTACTGCAGCAGAACAGCAGGCATACGACGACGCGGTTGCCAAGTTTGCTGCAATCCCGGATCCTACGCCTGAGGATATTGCCGAGTACGAAGCAGCGGTTGCAGCTTATAAGGCAGCTTGTACGCCTGATAATGAAGCTGAGATTGAAGCAGCTGAAAAGCAAAATGCTGATGCTGCTGAGATCAAAGCGTTGATCGACGAACTTACTGCAGCCGAGCGCGTCGCCCTCGACGACCAGCGCGTAACGGATGCACTGGCTCTGCTGGTACAACGCAGCTTGCTGGAACCCAACCGTCCTGCAGAGATTGTGCAGTATGACCGCCCCTTCCCTGAAGTGAATGGAGGTGTGTAATGAGCCTTATCTGGAAAGGTGACTTTGCCGGTCTCCCCGGCAAGGTGGTTCTTGCAAACCCCATGGTTTGCGCAAACACCGCCAAAGGCGACAACAAGCTGTATTCAGATGCTAAGGGCGTGGTGCCGAGCTTGGACCTGCGCTTTGCATCACAGAAGAATTTAAATGATTATATGACGGGTCAGAACTTGATTACGTTCAGCCGTCCTGTAGGTGCTAACCAAAGCCCTGGTACATACGTTGATGAAAACGGAATCATTCAACTATCTAGTGCTGATACACCACGCTTCGATCACGACCCAACGACGGGCGAGAGCCTTGGCTTTTTGATTGAGGAGAGTAGGACAAATATCCTTCTCAATAGTGCCACACTGTCTGCTCAATCCGTTACAACGTCTGCTACAGCATATACGTTGAGTTTCTATGGAACGGGTACAGTAACGCTGTCAGGTACTAGCACTGCAGGACCTTTGGTGGGAACTGGTGCTAATGATCGAGCAACACTGACCTTCACACCTACTGCTGGTGCCCTCACACTTACTGTTACAGGTACGGTCTCTAACGCCCAACTTGAAGCCGGATCCTTCCCAACCTCCTACATCCCAACCACCGGCACAGCACTAACACGGTCGGCGGATGTGGCGAGTATTACTGGGACTAATTTCAGTAGTTGGTACAACCAAAGTGCAGGATCTGCTTTTATAGAAACTGTACCTAAAAATTACAGTCTTGCCGACCTGTTTATGTTCGGCACTAACAAAAGCTTTAACCCGTCTTCTTGGGGTACATATCAGCCTGGTGCCAATAATGATTACCAATTCTACGGTAGAATCAGCAGCGCATATGATTTCAACGCCTCTATTAACAACTCAGACGCTGCTTCTAAACTTTCTTTTGGTCTAAGCGGCACAACTTATTCAGCCTCATACGACGGCAATACGGTTACAACTGGCTCAAACTCGGGTGTACCGACAGGAATTAACACACTAGAGTTTAACAAAGGCGTATATGGTATTTCTAGTATTTACGTTAAACGGTTTACCTACTTCCCCGACCGCCTCCCTGACGCAACTCTTCAAGCCATCACCGCATAAAAAAGGAGCAGTTCGCGGCTGCTCCTCTTTGTGACAGCGGTGATACGAGTGCCTTCCCAAACCCTCGAATCGATGTGATCGCTGGTTA